TCTTGAAGCAGCTGCAAATGTTTCAGTTTGAGTTGATCCTGAAAGATCAAGACTAATTCCAGTGGTCTCCCAAGAATTCCACAAAGTAGGTGCTACACCAGTTCTTAAACCATCAGCACCATCAGTTACATCTGCTTGAAGTGCATCAGCAATGGACTCAAAATTACCCTCAATAATAACATCATTAGTTTCAGGTGGCAAAGTGCTTACCCAAACATCAGAGGTTGGATTTAATGCAATACTACCTTGATAAAAATCAATCAAGAAAGGAGTTACATTTTCAACTCTAGTAGCATATGGTTGAGATATTTCAGCAACTTCAGTATAGTTTAAACTAATAACATCACCAGTTCTTCTTACATTTTGTCCTGCCAATGATGCAAATCTTGCATCTGTATTTGCTGGAGCATCTGCTCCAACTCCTGGAATAGCAGAACTACCAACTTGAAGATTTACTGCTGTTGAGTAATGTGCAGGTCTTAAGACTTTTTGGACTGGATCAATACTATTTCTGATACCAATACTTACATCTTGTGGAGTATATGAAGAGAAATTATCTATAAAAATACCAGATTTAAATCTATTCAAACCATTGGCATCAGAAACAAAAGTATTAAGAGTATTTTGCTCAAGAAGATTGAGAGAAGTGTAATATTCAAGATTTTTAATTCTTCTTTCAAGTCTTGCGATATCATTCATCTGATATCTCTTGTGCTCAATAAATTTAATACTTGAGTCTTCTACATTATAGAGATAAGGGGGATTAAAAACATTTGCAATGTTTAAAGCACCAGGAAGAACATCAGGAAGTTCTGGTCTATCAGATGGAGCTCCAAGAGTAACTTGAATATCACCATTTTTAGTCAGATAAACCCTATCTGCTCTGCCAAGATAGTAGTCATATGCAAGAGTGGTTGATTCATCACTTGCAAAAATGTGTTTTGAACTATGATTACCATTACCAAAGTTTCTTCCATCAAATTCAAATGGTGAATTTCCACCCTCAGTAACACTATAATCTGAAACTCTAGGTCTCAAATCAATTAAATCAGTATTTCTAAACCCATCAGTTGATTGAACTTCATTAGAGTAATCACAATTAGTATATGAGTTTGCAGTTGTTATATCACCAGTATCACTGGAATCATAATCAAGGAATCCATAATAGATTAGGATTTTTTTGGTAGGTGTATGTGCATTGAATTTTCTTCTTATTCTAGAAATGTCATAAATGTCACTTCTTTGACCATTATCAAATTCAAAAGATGATGTAATATTTGGTGAACCTGTTGTGATATCAGCAACATTTGTCTGAACATCAGTATTTGTAAAACTTATAATTTCACCATTTTGGAATGTTTTATTGTTGATATATGCAAAAGCAATTGAGGTTGAAGATAATTGCTCAAGGTAAACTGCCTTAGCATCACTTAAATTGCCAACAAATACATCACCAATTTGAAGATCATTTGTATTACCACTTGGTCCTGTCATATTACTGACAGTTAATGTTGGACTAGTAGGAGTGTTTACATCTAAAGATTCAAATATTGCATGTACAATGTAAACATCTGGTTTATTCAAAGAAATTACATCATCCTGAATCCTTGTTCCAAATGGATAGTTTCCATAATCAAGACCATCATTTAAAGTTGTGCCAGCAAAACCTACTTTATCAGTGCCTGATATGGGATTGGATGATTTATCAATTGTTAATTTATTAACAATATTTTTTCTTTTTACTTTTGAAGTAAGTTTGTTTTGTACAACAGTTCCAACTAAAACAGCAGTGCCAGTTCCAGTCAACCCTTGAATAGTAAGTTCTGTTCTGGCAGAATTGAATGAGAACTTATCATTAGTAAGAATTTGAGTTGTTCCATCATCACTTTGAAGAGAATATCTTTCTTCATCAAATGCGGACCAAGTTTGATTAAGAAGGTCATCAACAGCAATAGCTCCTGTTTCACCTGCTGCACTAATAGTTACAGTTTTCTTAACTCTAATGATTGCACTTGAACCATTTAAGTTTACAGATTTTACATTAATATTGGGTAAGACACTGTAAAGAGAATCTTTACCTGCATCATTTCCACTGTTTGAGGAGTTTGTTAATTTTGTTGTTACAATTTTAAGGTCATTTACATCAAAGGTGGCAGTTGGAAGACTACCATTAGCAACTCCATTTACTGTAGATACTGCTGCAACTGTAAAATTAGTTGATCCAACAGAGACAACCCTTGCAAAAGAAACATCATCTAATCCTGGTCTTTCATACTGAATTATATTTCCAGAAGTAACAACTCCAACAAATGTTTTTCCACCCAATGAAGGACTAGTTACAGTAGAAATTCCTCCTCCTGATGCACTAATTCTTGCATTGTCAAAGGTTAATATAGGACTTTGAATTATATCAGCAGTAAATGTATTAGCAGTTCCAACAACTCCAAAAATTGATTTTGCATCAGATAAGGAATATTGTCTAGTGGCAACTAAAAATCTCTGTTGGTCATCATCACCATTTAATGTAACTGCTTCTCCAATTTGGAATTCACCTCTTACATTGAACAAAGTATGTGCAATACCTGTAGCAGTTGTATGAATATAACCATTTGCACCACTATTTTTACCTTCAATAAATGTTGATTTTGCTAGTGTGGCAGACAGGTTTAAAGTAATTTCATTTTTAAATTCAATATCAAATAATGAAAGATCCCACTGATTTATATTTGAATTTGCTACATCATATGAACCAGATTCTAAGGCAAAGTCGTAAATTCTTGCCTTGCCAATTTCATTACCAGCAGCAGCATACTTATCAGACCCAACTCTTTGGGTTCTTAAAGAAAGTGTATTAGTTGTATTAAAACCAATAGGTGCATTTCCAGTTACATTGTTAACTGCAATTGTTGGAGCAAAATCAAAAGCAACACCAGTATTTCCCATACTTCTTGATGTTCTTGGTTTTGGAACATCAACAAATTGTGGTGATTTTATTTCAGTTTCATATCCTCTTACATATGCTTTGCCAGGTGAAATCTGAAAAACCATCAAATCATCAGATGGAACATTCCCACCCTGAGTCAGTTGGTCTGATTTATATACACCTCTATTACCTTCAAGATTATTTAAACTTTCTTTAATTTTAGTCTGTAATTCTTTAACATAGTAATGACCAGATTCATCAAATGTTCTTTTTGCCAACTCATTGCCAAGAATATTATATCTTGAGGTATTATTAATGGCATTCTTCAGTTGACCATTATTAATTTCAGCAATTTGTACAAATCCTTGAGTATCAAAATTATCAAGTGCTTTTTTTGCTAAATTAGCAGTAATTTTTAGTCTATCTGCACCAGGTGCTGTAAAGTTATTAAATCCACTTGCATTATCATAAAGCGAATTATCATCATCTGCAGTAATAATTTTTTCTTCAATTTGGAAACCAATTCTGTAACTTGAAGTTGTAGTATATTGATCAAGAATAAGAATTTGATCATCAACAGTAACAAAATTACCTCTAAGATAGAAAATACCAGCACTTAGTGTAAATGCAGTTCCAACTGCTGATGCACCTGAAACAATAGTATTGGCAAATCCTTCACCAGCAGAAATAAATGAGTTTCCAAATGCTATTGGAGAACCAGACGTAAGAATTTCATCATCAAAGAACACTTCAGTTGAATTACCATCATCACTAGAATCTTCATAATTCAAATATAATGTAAAATTGCCATTATCAGACTGAGCATCAGTAATATATGTTACAACTTTTGCTGTTACTCCTGATGTTCTTCCTGTAATTTTTTTACCAATTAAAGAATCAAGATATAAATTTACTGGAACACCTAAAAATTCTGGTTGTATTTGAATACATTGAAATCTAGGTTTATAAGATGAATTGCCAGGAATGACAACAGTTCCCTCTTTAAAGAGGTTGTCACCCATTGCTTCAATTTGTCCTTGAAGAAGAGATTGTATATTATTTAACTCTCTTGCCTGAATTGGATAGGCAGGTTTGAATAAAACTTTGTTATAGTTTTTAGTTGCGTCAAAATCATCAAAATAAGGAGCAACATTGAGATTAGTTTCCTGTGGCATAATTCTTTAGAATTGCAAAATGATTTTGACGTCTTCTTTCTGGGAAGTAGACCTAGTAACTGGAGGTCTATTATCTACATAGACAATGTTTCCTGAATATTTTTTAGATTCAGGATTTGCAGTGCCCATTGCAAATTCTTGCCCAAGATTATATGTCCTATTATTTATTACAGTACTAATACCTGTAAATGAAGTGCTGATCTGAAGTGTTGCTGATCCACCAATAATATTAACATTTCCACCTATATTTGATTTAGCATCACCATCAAATAAGATATTAACAAATCCATATTTAGCACTAGCATTTTGTGAACCGTCAGAATTAAATCCAACATTAGTTCTATCTTGCCAATACTTTAAAACACCAGTTGTTTGATCATATGAAATAACTCTTCCAACTGCTGTTGAACCAAGTCCAACTGTTTGTGTAATTTCACTATCAGCAGTAAAAACCACTGAACTATATCCAACACCAGTAAGTCTTAATGCATAAGTTGCTGCTGCTTTGTCTGAAGTAAGGAGACTAGTTGAACCAAACTGTTGTGGGTTCTCAATAAGACCAACTCTTGCAAATTGATTTCCTGTAATAAAGTCAGGGTTTTGAGCATCATTATCATATCTTGAATATGTAAGTACATTTGATGCACCTAATTCAGTATAAATGTCATGTCCATGACCTCCAGCAGGAGGAATAATTACATCAAAAACTGGAGATGTTGTTGCTGTTATACCTTTTTCTGAAAGGTCAACTGTTCCATAAGTATATCCTGAACCACCATTTGTAACAGTAACTGATTGAATTTTACTATCAGCATTTACTACTACAGTTGCTTTACCACCTTTACCATCACCCTTAACAGTAAGGCCAGTGTAAGTATTGGCATTTCCTAAACCAGCACCTCTATTTCTAATAGTGATAATTTTTAATTGACCACTTGTAGCAGCATTTGCCTTGACTGTAGAGGTGTCAGTAGTATTACCCCAATCATTAGGAACTGGAATATAATTTGTTGAGTCAAATTTAATTGCATCACCTGGTTTAATAGTATAAAGATATTTCCAAATGTAACCATCACCACTTGAACCTGCTGCTCTAGGTTCTAAGTCAGTAAATGTTGGTTCATCTAGTGAAGGACTACCTTTGAAATTATTTTCAGGAGTTGCATTATTATAAAGACAAATATAAACTCTAAAATCACTGTTCATCACATAATAATTTGCATTGTATATGTTAAATGAACCAGATGGTTGTGAAGGATTTGATCTTGAAATATCATTCCTCCACATATCATAGATGCTACCAGATGACCAAGTGTTTTTATTAACAACTTGAGTAACATCTCCACTACCTACTTTTTTCAAGGCAATCATAGTATCCCAATAATCATTTGATTCATCTAAATTATCTTTGGGAGAGGGTGGAAAACTATCCCAAGTAGATGAATAATCACTGGCATTGGGGAGACCAATGAACGTATAATAAGAATTGGTACTGGATTGTACTCCAGCAACAAAGTTTTTAGCATTTAATATACGAAGTTGATCAGTTATAATCGCAGCCATTTTATTAGGACTTTTTTGTTTATTTATA